CCTCGGGTATGCATGACCCCATCCAAAGTGTGGTTGGTCATGCAATCAGGACATTCTTACGAAAGTCTTAGGGCTACCGCTATAAAAGTTGTGACTCCCTTATCAGGAGAAGTTATAAAAACTCCACTTGATCATGATCATCCTCCGAAAAAGATGATCAATATCGATCAAGCAACCTACTCAAGTAAGTCACATCTTCATTCGGCGGATAGTCCGGTCGCTTTTCAGCGCCTGGTTCGGCCACAGAACCATATTTTATTAAGGTGCACTTGTCAGGTGTGCACAACCTTCGGGAATCTTATTTAAATACGCGCTATCCCAACGTGGGCAAGTTCAGTACTTACCTAACTATGTTCATGTTTAATTACTTAGGAGTCACATCTCCAAAGATCCTAATTACGGGGGGGAAACAGGTTCATAATACATACGGGGCAATCCCGTGAAGAAGAAAGTTTGAAAATCTTCTCCAGTTGCCACGTGGACATCCCACACCGATGTATTATCACCACGCCCAGTAATGCGATAATCCCAGCTCTCATTAAAACGGTTATTATCAGTGTAATCCTCGTTCTTTCCGGGAGTAAATCTGAATGGCGAATAATAAGGCAACTCGAACTCCACAGCTGGATTCAGATAACCAGATTGGTACATCTGTCCTTTAATCCCAGTGAAAGGATTTCCATCCAATGGACGAAGTCCCTCATTAGGCACAACACCTCGTCGTACCTGTTTGGGGGTACTGTATGCAGGAGAACCAGTTGTGCCAAAATCGTATGCTGGTTGACCGTCTATTGGATGCCTCTGGATATAAAAAGTAGGCCTCGCTTCCGACGCAAAGTTGCCTCTAGGTAGCAACTTATAACGGATTGATCCGCGCCAACCAGAGAACGCCAATGTAACCCAATGCAACATAATAGTATTACAATAATTGTATGCTACTCCTGTGCTAGTTACGTCGACAGCGCCAAGCACTCTCCCCCTCAAATACGGGAACATGCTATACCTCCCAAATATGAGAATGTCGAAGTTCTGTGCATTGAATCCAAGAGCAGACCACAAATTATATCGTTTCAACATGGTTCGGAAACTTGATATGGCCTCTCCAGTGAATACCCTATTAATGCTGCAATTGTCTGACTTTGTTGGACCTAACGCAATAGCTTCCTCTTGCTGAGGTGCAGATGGTTCGTTCGTATTCTGCGATTCAGAAACAAGAGCTCCCTCATTGCCAGATTGTGGCTCAAAGCCTGACTGGGGTAACGGGGGTTTGCATGTGAAATACTGAAAATGATCATCAGGAACAAAAACTTCAAAGTCATCACCCATAGACACGAAAACGTTAATTTCAATATCATTGTTCACAGTGCTGTTAGGAGATGTCAATTCATTCACAACATAGACTCCTAGTACACCATTCCCAAAAGAGGCTGGACCTATATACGGTGTGGTACTGTACATCTCGGTCACAGAATTAAGCCCTGGTCGGGCGTGATTAAGCAAAGTGCGGTCTTGACCATTTGCAATTTCAATCGTAAAATCTGTTTGGTCAGCGATATCAATAACATTCAGGTAATTAGTATTATATTCATTACTCTGAAAATAATGAGGATCGTAAACAAATTTTAAACGTCCCTTATGGAACGACGAACAAACGATTTGAAACCGCACTTTCATCGACCCAGTCCAATACGTGAATGGCAATGCAGCCATTGCACACGCAGGGAAATGATACGACGTTGCAAATCCACCTGAATCCTCAGCCCAAGTACATGGATCTAAGCGCATGTTCCATAACAATGACTCAGTGGATGTGCCTATGTTCCAATTGAACGTTGTCAAATATGATTCCCTTTTCGCAATCTCTTTGATGTTCATTGGATCCGCACCACCAAGCCCTGTCGTCCTTGGATCAATTGTCAATTCCTGCTTGTCATCAACAGTCAATTTTGCTGGCCCATCACCGGTATTTGTAAGTGCTAACGACGACGCTGGATAAGGCTTATATGGTTCTGGATTCTTGGTCACTGGTGGTCTACAGTAACCAAACATCTTAGCTACTGCTGCAGTAGTACTCGCAGCCATTTCAGTAGCTTGGGCAAACCGCCCTATGTAGGGAACATTAGTCATCTTCCCTGCAAATTTAGCTATTGCAGTCGCAGGACCTGAAACCTTACCTTTCGCATTAACCTCATCTATCTCCATACCCGATTGGGGCACAAGACCAGTTGGATCCCGAGAAGTGAGAACATTCAAGTTCACATCTTCGGCCCAAGCAAATACAGAAATAGTAGCCACGTCATTAGACCCATTGGCATGTTTCAAGGTATTCAAACTCCGAAAGTACAATCGTCCCATTTCTCTCCACTGTTGTTCAGGGATTGAAATGTAATTTTGATAATTGTAAAAAGGCAAGAGTAACTCACCTCCTTGCGAAGTCGTAGGATCTAAGAAAATGCGCGGTTGCTGTGACGCTTGCACCAAATCCTCGCGAATTAACGCAGAATTTGAGGACAACGTATCAAAAGTTCTGAATGGCAGGTATGAAACCATGGACCTCCCATACTGGAAGCCATTGCCATTAACAACAATCTTCACATGCAATTTAGCACGTAAAAGATTGAAGTTTACAATACGATTGAGAACGCGCGCATTCTCAAAATACAGTCGCCAAGGATCAATATCAAATCCAAGAGTGGTAGATGTACTCCACTTCTCATCATGAATCTTGATAGGACGCGAGAAAAAGTTCTCTAGCGTCGCATCATTGGTGTCCTGTAAAGTGCGAGTCGGATCTATTTCAGAATCAACGGCATACATATAGGGATCAATTTGATCGGAAAATTTCACATTTTCAACTTGTGAATTTCCGCTGACCTTAACAATTGAATTATCATTTGTTGTCCCATCTGCATATGATTCAAGACCCGACTGCGGTCCACAAAATATCAGCGATGATACACCGACACTTGTGGTATGGTTGCAAACTTCCACCAATGGTGGAGTGGTAGTGCCAACCTCAACACGACCATCTTTGTATATATTTTTATTAATACATATGTTAGTAACCCATTTATGTACAAACTGCTGAGCGGGTTAGCTCATGCAGAGCGAGGCATTTACGTTTGAGCAGGGTGAACTCATCTCTCGATTCCCCATCAGGGACCCTTCCACGTGCGAAGCCTATGTGTGATCTATAAAATGCGTAAAGATCGATACACACACGGTATCCATGCACACGTGCCAATTTTGCTTACCATCAGATTTGAAACTGGGTTGGATTTAATGTCTCCAAAGTGACATGGCCGATTTTGTTAACCCAGATTCGAAACTGGATTGGATTTAAAGTCTCCAAATGACTAATTGCCGCGATATTGTGCGACCCAGTCCGCTACGCGGTCGGTATAACTGAGTCCCAATCCAGTGCACATATGAGAAATACCGGCACGATTTGCAACCTCACTCATAAGCAAGCGTTGCTTCTCATATTTCTCTTCTCCATGATTAAACCACTCGCGAAGAGCGCCATCAATATTCTGCGCACACGCATGTTCTTCCGTCAACGGACTATTCTTTCCCCGCATAAAACAATGCAAAGACTTATAAATTGACTTATCCAACAATGCGCCAAGATGCACCCCCAACTTTGGGTGCCAAGTGCTAAAACGCTTCAGAAATTCAAATTCCTCGGCAGGTAAGAAATCCAACAATTCTGACTCTTTATCAGGCATAGTGTAAACTTGTCCATATTTACCAAGAAAGTGCGAACACTCCTTGATAGTGAACTTGTCAATGCTTTCCTTTACAGAGCCTATATTGTCATCTCCATACGTCATAGCTGCCACACAATCTCTAAACACGAGTCGCTTTTCAAACGACTCCGGCTCGTATTGTGTGTAAAAGAAACACCTCAGATTCAAAGATCCGCAAATTCCATTGATAATGACAGTCAAAGAATTCCCACTAATGTGGGTACCTTCAGTAAGTCCAATCAAATCGCCATTATAAGCTATGTATGCAAACACAACGTCTCCAGTCATAGCCTCCATGATGCGAATATCCTCCTCAGTATAATCACATACCCTTGCAAAGTCAATTAAGACACGAAAGGCTGCGAAAATCAGTTGAGCAGGTAATTTTTGATCATACTTGCCATAATCTCCACCAAACAATCTATCCATACCAAACTTTGTGGCATGCACATGAAATTGTTCCCACTCTGGGCCATGGGAATTAATCCCCACAGCACATTCGGACAACAATGGATTCATCTGCAACACACGAAGCAGCGGCAAGTAGTACTTTCGAATAAGATATGTCAAAGACAAAGCATTACCGTAAAAGATTCGACATTTTTCTTTGGCTAGGATCTCATCCTTCTTGCAAGCTTTTGCAATAGGATAGCCCCTCTCGCCACGTCGATAACATTCTTCAATGCGTTTAATCTCATCCATAATGTCCTCTTGCAACTCAAGATTGTTCAACCGATCTTCTGTAGGTTCCAACTGAATCACGAAATCCCTTTTCGGACCCGATAGTGGAAAACCAACAGAGGTGTTTAGTTTTATTGCATCCATAAACTTTTTCCCCGGAATACCACACAAATTTTCAATGTCAGTGAGCGGTCGAGATGACCTCCACATATCCTTTTTAAAAATTTTCAATAATGGTTCTTTATAGTCCTTAATAGCAAGAGCTAATAAATCATGGGAAAAGGGATGCGCTGGTACGGCCAGATTGGCCATACAGGTCTGCCAGCCGTACCAGTCGGGGTGCAACTTTGGACCCCTATAAATGTTGGGAACACCGCACACATTAACAATATGTTCGCTGATGGGTGTAACCCTAACATCGCTCTTGGTCACGCCCCTACCCGGGCATGACCCAAAATACTCAATTTGAGAATCATTAGGAAGATAGTTTAAAGCACTCTTCTGATGAAGTGGAATGTCTGATTTCAAAACTTGTACACCCAGTACAGTGGTTTCAAACTTTCCTTCTTCTCCAGATAGAATTACTCCTTCCATCTTCCTAAGCTCCTCAAAAGCTAC